TAGTATTGAAACTACATCAAAGCATAAGCCGGATGTTAAACTTCAAAACTCCGAATCACCTGTTGTTCGTACAAATCACGGACATATGTTCACCGATGCGGGATATACAAATGGTGAGAAGTATTTAAGTTCAAAAATGAGAAAGTTATCAGCAGAGAAATCGGTTGATAAGGTAGAAGATTGGAAAGAAGTAGCACAAGCTATGAGAAAAGAATTCTTTCCAAAAAGACCTCAATTGAACATGAAAAGAGATACAAAAGAGATGTCTACATCATCTCAAACTGTAATGAACCTAACTGATAAGGTATTACAAATAACATACTTTAAGAACAAAGTAAACGAATTTAAGGGTATTAATAGACAACTACCTGATGGGTATCAACCCAAAATCAGCATTGAGATTATTGAATCATAATCCCACTTTTTTCATAACACATATTTATAGACATACAAAATAATAAAGTATGTCAACAGATTTCGAGTTATTTAAAGGAAAAAATCTAAGTTCTCTATTTGAGGACATTTATAACAACCAATTAAGCAAAAAGCAAAAAATAAGCTCTTTAATAGAAGAATTAAAGAAGATGATAAAACATGCGGGTGATGTTGCATCTATCGGTCCTATACTATCATCATTGATAGATAGTTCAGTTAAGAACGATGACCAGTTAGTTAAACTGGCAACTATTGCAACTAAAATTATAGCCGCGGAAAAGAAAACCGAAGGACAGGATGGGTTCTTAACTGAATTTGAAAAAAATCAATTACTTAAAGAATTAGAGGAAACCAAACAAGAGGTAGAGAGAGTAGATGATTTAGAATTTGAATTAGAAGATTTAAAAAAGAAAATGAAATAATATGGGTCTTACTACCGATAGAATTAGTACATCAAACATATTATCAACAAATATTACCGAAACTTCTCAAAGTGATATCGGTGTTGTTTTTGATGTTATAACGGATGAAAATAATGAGTATTTAAAAAAATACGATGAAGGATATAGATTGACTTTCATAGGGGCTATCATTTATAGAACTTTAGATGCATTTGGTGTTTCTAAAGATGATATACCTATTGCATTACCGGTAGATGCAACTAAAAAAGATTTACCAACTATCAATGAGAGAGTGCATATTATAAAGACCGGATTAGGTATTTTTTATAAAAGAATGCAACCAACCAATGAAACACCTAATTCAAGTGCGGCCATAAATGAGATATCATTAAAGATACATCCAAAACAAAATTCAACACAAAGTGCACCAAATTTACAATCATATAAAGAAACAGCTACAACCGGTATAACCAATAACGATAATACCGGTGAATTTAAAAAATATGATAAATTTGGAAAATACTTTAAATTCACTCCAAATATACATAAATTAAAATTATATGAAGGAGATTCTATAATTGAATCTAGATTTGGACAATCAATACGTTTTTCAGCATATAATAATAAAGCCGGTTCTACTCCATCATTTTCACCAACAATCATTATTAGAAATGGAGAGAGTCCACTTAATCAGGCTAAAAATGTAAATGTTACAATAGAAGAAGATGTTAATATGGATGGTAGCACGATTGCATTATCATCCAAAGATTATGAACTTCCATTTATTCCTGGTACATTGGATAAAAATGGAAAATCCGATTTTGAAACAAAACCAGAATCATTTGTTGATTATCCTGCAAAATTAAACGGAGACCAAATTCTTTTAAGTTCCGGTAGATTAATGTTTTCTGCTAGAAATGGTGAAATGATATTCTATTCAAAAAAGAATTATGGATTTATTTCAGATGGAAACTTATCTATTGATAATAAACTTGGAATTGATATAAGTGTAAAAGATAATATTAATATTGTTACAAATGACAAAGATGTTGTAATGGTTACTGGAAATGGTAAGATATTTTTAGGCAGTAAAGATTTAGAACCGTTGGTAAAAGGAAAACAATTAGTTGCAATTCTTGGTGAATTAATTGATGTTATAGGCGATATGCAATTCAAAACACCAGCCGGTCCTTCTGCAATAGGTTCTGAAAATAGAAAAGCATTTGGGGCAATTAAAGATAAATTAAATAATATTCTAAGTAATCAGAATCAAACTTCATAATTTATTAGTATGAGCAATATAGGAACTACAGTCATAAGTGGTATAACTTCAAACATAGCACCAAAACTAGAAGGCGCGGTTGGCGGCTTAACTTCACAATTACAAAACGCGGCAGGTATAAATTTAAATACGATTACGAGTGTTGTACCTGGTGATTTATCTGCATTAGCAGGGGGTGCGATAGGTGAGGCACAGGCACAATTGGGTAAGGCAAAGGAATTGGCGGATAAGCTTAAAAATATAAAAAAACCAACTATACCAAACTTTAAAGGTATAAAACCTCCACCATTTAAACCACTTAAAGAATTTAGACAACCTGCTTTACCAAAAACAAAAAAAGAATTAAAAGCCGAAAAAGAAAAATTAAAAGGTATGGTTGGTAAAGCTGCCGGTGGTATTAATAAGCTAAAAGATGCGGCAGCAAAAGCGCAAGGATTAGCATCACAGGCGCAAGGATTAGCATCAAAGGCGCAAGGATTAGCAGGAAATATACAATCACAAGTTGGAAATATAACATCACAGGCTCAAGGATTAGCAGGAAATTTATCTTCTCAAGCATCAAATATAGCCGGAAAAATTCAATCACAAATACCAAATTTACCAAAGTAATATGAGTTGGCAACTATTTAAAAATAATTTAATAAATAGAATATGTAATGCTAAACAAGTACCTGATATAGAGTATGTTGCTAAAGCATTTGCCGAAGAATATGATGCTGCGGTTAAGAGAGGTGGAACAATACCTGATAATATATCGGTTACAAAAGGTAACGTAGAGGCTATGCAAAAATTATTCGTTTCCGCTTTACAAAAAGGATTATCCAAAACTACTCCTTATGATTTAGTTGGTGAAATGGGAAGGGGTGTTAAAGCATATTGGACCGGTGCACAACTTGCACCATTTCCAATACCTTTACCAACCGCACCGCAAATTGCTACAAACGTAACTGCAAATTTGACAAGTGTGAGTAATTCTATTACAGCTCCAGGAAATTGGCCAGTTCAAGGAGATTTGGAAGAAACTAAACTAGAAGAAAAAAAGAAACAAGATTCTGAAAATAAACCTGCTAAAGAAAATAATGATAATGCCAAAAAGATTTTAATAGTAGGTGATTCTATATCTGTAGATGCGGGATATACTTGGTCATCATATTATAAAAAAATTAATAATAAAGCAGATGTTGAAATACTTGCAATTGGTGGTAAACAATTAACACTATGGATGAAGCCGGAATTAGAAAAGAAACTGGCTACAACCAAATATGATAAAGTTTACATATATGGTGGTACGAATGATATATTTTCCGCAAAGAAAGCAGAAAGGGTATTAAGTGTATTGCAAGGTATGGTAGATTCCGTAAATAAAACCGGTGCAAAAGCGATTGTAATTACTGGATATGATGGTGAACGAGATATGTTAATTGAAAATTTCCCATTCACTAGATATGTGAGGGTAAAAGAAGATTACATACCGTATTTACAGGAATATCAAAAATATCAAAGATTAATGGCATCAACGATAAAGGGTGCAACTATTGTTCCTATAATATCGGTAGGTGTAATAAAGGATGGATTCCATCCAATAACAGGAAGGCAACCAAAAATTTTAGGAGACCATATAAATAAATACTAAATGGCAGCTGTAAATCCAAATATGAATTGTGGGATACTGATAGATGAGTTTATCAGAATGGCTAGTCAGCATTTATTAACCGTAAAGGGTACAATAGTTACAACTGCCACATATTTGCCACTCGGTACACCAGCTCCATCTCAAGTTGCATGGACAGGATATAAAATAATGCCAACCGATCCAGAAGTTATAGAATTAGGTCAGCTTGGAGAACGAATTCTAAATAGTAATTACAAAGCTGGAAAACCAAAATCAACTAGAGTTTTATTTATTGAAGATGAGGATTTAGGAAGGGTACAAAATCAAAATGTTGTTTATCCAAATCTTGTAAAAGCCGATGGCACTACAGTTCAAAATTTTGGTGAAACGCTGCAAACAAACTTTACGGCAAAAATAGATGAAGCAAGAGCTGTTGCCGAAGCATATATGGGACAGCCGTTTGTTGATGACCAGGAATGGAGTAATTTTATTTCATTGGTAGCGGCCGAATCAACAGTTAATCAAACGGAACAGGCTTGGGTAGCAGCGGTAATATTAAATAGAACTAGATTAAGAATTTTACGAGCAACAACCGTCACACAAACTATAAATAAACCAAATCAGTTTGAACCGGTTACGGGTCCTGCTAGTAGTAGAGTTTGGTATTTAAGAGGTCCAACTCCGGCAAGAGAACAATCAATATTTGGTTCTATAAAAGAAATTTTACCAGGTGTAGATAAAGATTATATAAACTTTACATCAAATAACGATTGTGCGTATGTGAGATGTAGTGGTGGCGTACCTACTAGAGATGCGAATGGTAACGTTATACGAATACCGAATAGAGTTTATCAGTATCTTTTAGATTTAAGAGCAAAACCATCTTCCAAAGTCATCGGCGGTACTATATTTTCAAAATAAATTTATAGGTAATAATTATCAAACCTTAAAAAAATCTTTATTAGATATTTATTTACATAACAAATAAGAATGTATGAATACTGATAAATTATTACAAGCCATTCAAATCTTAGTCAAAGAGGAACTTAAACAACAACTTCCTACTCTTATTAAGGAAGCAGTAAGGTCTGAAATGAAGAAAGTATTGGCTGAACAAAAACAACCAAAAAATACTGGATTAAGTATGGCTAAAGCTATTTTAGGTGAAGAAAAGCCAAAAATAGTTGAAACAAAAGAAAAAGAATTTAGTAAAAATCCAATGATTAATCAAATTCTTAATGAAACTAGAACCGCTGCAGCTAGTGTTGATGGTGGATTCAGAACAATGAATTTTGGCCAAGGTGATATGGGTTCAATTGTAGGTAGAACCGCTATGGCTGAAAAAATGGGGTATGGTGAATTTGCAGGTGGCGGCCAGAGAAGTGGGTTAGGTGTACAAACCGGTGTTGCCGAATTAGATAAAGCTTTTAATAGAGATTATTCTGAACTTGTTAAACGATTTAAAAAGTAATGGCAGTAGTAGTAGGTCAATATTTTGTAGCAGACAATTCATCTTTGAGAGTTTTAAGTGATTATGCTTTAGGATTATCTATTCCTATGCAAATGGGAACTAACACGTTTTTTCAAAACTATGATTCGGTTGCACAATTAAAATCAAATGTAACTTTATTATTACGAACCAGACAAGGAGAAAGATTAAATCAACCACTTTTTGGTACAAAATTACATCGAATACTTTTTGAACCAAATGATGATGAAATGAATGATAAAATAACCGAAGCAATAGAAACTGCGGTAAGATATTGGATTCCAGAATTAACGGTTTCAAATATAGAAATAGACCAATCTAACGAAATGAAAGATAAAAATGAAGTTGGCGTTAAAATTAGTTTTACTGCCAAAGGAATTAATGCTGGATTTGATGTTGATTTTAGTATAAATAATAATAGTTAAGATGGCGTTAAGAAGTATAAATAAAAACTTTAAAAATAGAGGAAAAGATGTAAAATATCTTAATAAAGATTTTTCACAATTTAAAGAAAATCTTGTTGAGTTTGCAAAAACATATTTTCCAAAAGCTTATAATGATTTTAGTGATGCATCACCGGGTACTCTTTTTATAGAGATGGCTGCATATGTAGGAGATGTACTATCGTATTATATTGATGATACGTTTAAACAATCCTTAATGTTATATGCGGATGATATGCAAAGTGTAATACCTCTAGCACGATATCTGGGATATAAACCAGCGGTAACAGCACCATCTGCAACAAAAATATCGGTATATCAACTTGTACCTTCTATTGGTAGTGGTACTTCTAATAGACCGGATTCAAAATATTATTTAAGAATTAAAAGTGGTATGATATTAGAATCATCGCAAAATAACATTGAATTTTATACTACTGATTATATAGATTTTAACGATGAAACCGATAGAGAAATTACCGTATATCAAAGAGATACCCTAACCGGAGAACCATCTTTGTATTTGATTAAAAAATATGGAGATGCGATATCTGGTAGAGTAAGAACAAAGCAAGAATTATTTGGAAGTTATACTCCATATCAACGAGTTTTGCTACCAGAAAATGATATTATTCAAATTATTGATGTAAGAGATGCGGATGGTAATAAGTACTATGAAGTACCTTATTTAGCGCAAGAAATGGTATTTATTGAACAACCAAATACAGCTACAAACGATCCTGACTTATATCAATTTAAAACAACTGTTCCATATATTTTAAAAACAATAAAAACACCTAAACGATTTACAACTGTAATTAATGGTGATAGTACAACAACTTTACAGTTTGGTGCAGGAGACCCAACCGCATCCGATGAATTATTAATTCCAAATCTTAAAAATGTTGGATTGGGATTGCCAAATTCTATTAATAGATTAGAAGAATCATTTGACCCAACTAATTTCTTAAAAACAAAAACATACGGGACATCACCGGCAAATACAACTTTAACTATTAAGTATTTAACTGGAGGTGGTGTTACATCGAATGTAGCTAGTAACACTATAAATAAAATTAAAGTTATAGAATATGACGAAGATTTAAATGATTTTACTGCACAAGAATTACCTCTTTATTTAAAAATGAAGAATACTATTGCTGTTGATAATGAAATTGCTGCTTCAGGTGGAAGAAGTGGTGAAACTTTACTTGAAATGAAACAAAATGCATTAGCACACTTTTCATCTCAAAATAGAGCAGTAACTGCAAAAGATTATCAAATTAGAGTATTATCAATGCCATCCAAATTTGGTGCAATTGCAAAAGCTTTTGCAACCGCAGATGGTACATTGGATAACAACTCACCATCATCTATATTAGCATCTCCAAACAATCTGCAAGAATTTACCGATTTGGTTATGAGTTTTGTAAATAAACCGGATTCAGAAGAACCAAGTGAAGCGTCTGTTAAACAAGATATTACTAAATTTTTAATAGGAAAAACATCAAACGAAAACGAAAAAAATAATCCATTTGCAGTAAATCTTTATTTACTATCTTATGATGGTAACGGTAATTTATCAAATATTAATAGAGCATTAAAAGAAAATTTAAAAACATATTTAAACGAATATAAAATATTAACCGATGG